CGTATTTGTTCATGTTGCCCGCGCTGTTGCGCTCGATATTGGGGGCTATATATGTCTTTTTCATTTAGTTACCTTCTTATCAATTCACTTCTGGCGGATACTTCGCCCATCACTGAGATGTCGGCAATGATGTCCTCTGCATGACGGATAAACAGAGTGCCGGATTTACTTGGTGGCAGGGGTGATACTTCTTGTCCCAGGGCTTTCAACACCACAGCGGCAGGTTGATTTTGCCCCGAACCTTCGGCCAGTCTGACCCAGGCTGGGAAACGGGGATTGATCTCGATCAAGTAATAATTTCCGTCAAAACCGCGCATCACTTCCAATTCGCAGGGCCCACGCCATTTGAGCAGAGAGATTACTTTGGTGGCAAATTCGTCCAGTTCAGGATTGGCTACCACCACACCACCAAAGCCCTTGCCCTTGTCCGTGATCACCAGCTTGCGTTGAGGGATGGTAAAGCTTCCAGCATCCTTGAAATAAATGTCTTGATTCGTGTTTGCGGCAAGGGTTAGCGGAGCGGTAACGAACTCTCCGCTACTGCCTATTCTAATGCTTGTGCCGCCAGCAGGTGTTACAGTTGTTGTTTCCGATACTTTAACACGCACGTATTTTGTGCCGTCGCCAGCGGTGACTGTGAATGTGGCTGGCATATTGCCGTATCTGTCCACAATGCGATGTGCGCCGAGACCGAGCCCGAGACCTAAGCCGAGACCGCTCATTTCTTCACCAACGGCTTGACGAGCTTATACAAGCTCGATACCAGAGGAACGGCATCGGCTGCGCTATTGATGCCGAGTTTCTTCAAGATTTTAGGATTTGCTTTTTCAATAGTTGCCTGTGCTACTACCTTCGCTTTTCCTTCATTAGTATTTACATAGCTATGAATATCTTGTGATGGTAAGCTTGCCAAATTATCCAATATTTGAATAGGATTTGTTTCCGCAATAGAAATCAAAGGTGCTGCAATTTTATTGAATTCTTCAATCGCCAATAATTTCTTAATCTTCTTATATTCAGCAATTATGGTTGCCAATAATCCAGATACTGCCAACACAATAGCAGTAATAACTTCAATGTTTGCCAATATGCTATTTAGTATATTTTCCATCTTTTAATTCTCCTAATATAGTTACTAACAATGTTTCTATTTTTGTTAATCGTGCATCGATATTTAGAGAAGTGATTTCATCGATGCGCCTATTGATGTTTTGCATTGTTTCCTCCTATTTTATTCAAGTTTGTTTAACAAGTCGATGATATTCATCTGGCTTGATATAATAATATAAACGAGAAAGCCTGCTATGGCAACTCCGATTATACGAATGAAGTTCCACCATTTCATGGCATTATCTCTACCTTTGGCAATAAATCCACTGATAACGCATTCAATCGACTTTCTTGCTTTGTCTTTCACTATTGTGTCGGCAACAAAGTCTTCTGCATGCTTACTGAACTCTGGATTATCGAGAATTGAAATCGCATCTTGAACCATATCTTCTCGAATAAGATAGCGCTTGTCATTCTCTTCTCTTAAGACAAGTGCATTCTTATCCAGAATATATTCCAGCTTCACAATTGCTCTACTGAGTTCGGAGATACTGTTCTTGAGTTCAGTAATATCTTCTCGGATTTCTGCCGTGAATGAGACAAGTTCGTCTCGGGTTACGAATTCCATACCATCCATTAGTAGTTCCTCTGTGGTGTGATATAGACTTTCTTTCCGGCTGTTCCGCCACCTGATACCGATAACATCTCATTGGGTGAGAGCATGATATAGGTTTCAACTCCAGCAACAAGTGGCATACTGGCAAGAGGAACAATAGTATTGGAATCTTTCCAGGGGTCTCCAGATTCGGGGAAGTTTCCAATAAAGACGCCATCGTCAAAGGTGAGAATTCTTACGAGGTTGGCACAGCGTCCAGGACGATAGGAATTAAAGTAGGTGCGTACTGCAGAGCTGATACTATAAGAAGACTTATTCGCATCAAATGAACAAGAGATAATGGTCTTTCCAAGAGCGTTATTGATTAAACCAATGTATTCAACAATCTTGGCAATCGTTTGGAATCCTGTCTTCAAATTGATAGTGAGAATAAGGTCAACTTCTTTGCGTTCAATTGAATAACTTTCATTGCTATTTTCCACCGTGATATGCAGTTGAATATGATTCGCTTCATAGACGTTGCCCAGAGCATAGAGATAGAGATCGGTCTCTGCAGCTTCCTGAGTAGCAGTAATCTTTACATACGGTCTTGCTTCTTCGGAACTATCAAAAGATGGAGTAGTAACTACTCCGGTAGTAGTTGTAACCAACCTTGTGCGATAAGTATCCGGTATGAATACCGGAATCGGGGTGCCAAGCGCATCTGCTGCGCCAAGAGTTGTGAGTTTCATTTCTTTCTCCTTCTATTTATTTTTCTGGTTTTTCTTTTCCAAAACCTTCCATGCCACTAAATGGGAGCCCAGTCATTCTGTCAATAAAAGATTTTGGATTAAGATAAGATTTGTGTATATCTCTCGCCAAACGACCGAATGGAAACATTGTCCAGACGGTGTAGTCAGTAAACTTCTGCCAGTTTCCAGACATCATAGAAGTTACCATCGCTGGAAATACTCGGATAATTGGGGGTGAAATTATCTGCAGTGGAGCAACATAGTAGGGATAGGTTCCAAAGAAAGCACTCTGTTTCTCTTTCTTGTCTCCAAATATCCATTCGGAAAGGTCTTTCAGCCAATTCCAAGGCGCAGGAAGAGCAGAATCAAAGAGCGAAAACATGAACGCATTTGCCAAAGCAAGAGTAATCAAATCCATTGCCATCATGCGTTGGAACTTATCCATCTGCATCGTTCCTTCACGGAATCCATAGACCTTTGCTTGCTCGTATATCATACTTCTGGTATTCATGGAGTTGTATGTCCAGAGTTGAAAACGAGTAAGTACCTTCCCCATTGCACTGCGAGCAATTGCAGGACGATAGGGAGCAGTATACAGGAACTGTGTACACTTTACCCCATCCTTCGCCAATCTGCTCAGAATCGGGTTAAAACGCCAATTTCCGTGTTCATCGAAAGAACCTTGAAGAGCTCCATTGAAGAGATTATAGAACTGGATGTAATGTGCCATGAAGGCATCAGTACGCAGCTCAACTTCTGGAGCACGCATGAACCACGAGACCTTACTATACAGCGCATCGGAAACATGGTGCTTCTGAGCAAGTGCCTTCAGAGAAACTTCGTCGAGCATTTCATCTCCAGCCAACTTCCGAGCATAATCATCAAAGAAGTTTTTCAGAGATTCGGTAACATTGATATTCATCCCACCAGCTTCATTGACAAGGTATTCTTCAATCACACCTTCTTCGGCAACTGCTCTTTTCAAATCATTTCTATTTTTGAAAGTAGGCGAAAAAGTCTTTCTTATGTAGTCCATATCCCTTGCCTTTTTCAAGTTATCCAGACCAGCAGAGATGGCAGTCATCTGCGTTCCACCAAACATATTCGCTACCATTGACTTCGTATGTGCCAGAAGCGAAGCCATCTCATAGCGTGCTTCCGCTTGAGAAATCTTATTCAGTGTCCAGTAGTCAATCTTTTTCAGCTCTTCCGGAATCTCTCCATTTACCTTAATAAGTCCAGTCATTCTTCCCAATTTGTAAAGAAGTTGAGATTGATAGGAATCGGTAAAGAAAAGATAAGGATTGTGTTTCAATTTCATATTTGGATCGTCCAACATATCACGAGTGATGACTGTCGGATTTCCAAGCGAATCCCCAATATAGAGTTTGAAGAACTTCACCCACGAATCAGTAGCGTCTCCAAAGGCATTGTTTACTTCAGCATCTACAATCAATTGCTTACTCAGGAGCCAAGCCATATTCTTGTGGAATGTTCTTATCACGTCTTTATTGTGGCTTACATATTCTTCCGGAACTCTACTATAGTCAATGAGCTCTATTCCTCTGCGTTCTTGTGAGAACATACGTTTCTTTCCAGCGAGTTCCCAAAGCAAAGCATCATCCTGATATGCCAACTTCCTCGCTTCACCCGTTTTCATCTCTTCCAAAGAAAGCTCGTGAATTCTATCAGCTTCATGAATATGTTCGTCAATACGAAGGTTTTCATTAGAAGAATGAATGCGATTTATCAAGAAGAGATATTGGTGCGAAAGCTCATACTTCTCGGATACAATTCTCTGGCGTTCTTGCATGAGTTCCTGATACTTACTATATTGCTCTGCAGTGAGGTCATCAAGAGCTTCTCTTGTTGGAGCCATATCGTGTAGTAATTTATTAACTCTTTCTTCTTCTAGAATTATTGCTTGGAATTTATCTACGATTTCTTGAATCTGAGGAAGAATCTGTTTCTTCAACTGGGTTATGTCTTCGTTTCTATGAGGATAATAGTGTTCATAAGGAAGTTCTCCAGTCCAGGGAATCTTATCATCTGAGTGTCTTCGAACAATCTTGGAAAGTCTATTATTGAATTCTCCATCTGAACCCTTCGTAAGTTTGTCTGCTTCCAATATCTCTCGCTGCACTGCTGCGCTTTGAGAAAGACGATAGATACCGTCAATACCAATGTCTTGCATTGGAAATGGTTTTCCGGTAGCAAGAAGGTCATGCATATCCTGTCGGAATTTTTCAAGGTCAAAGAAAGGAATGTCTTTTAATATCTCATTCAGCCTTCTTTTCCCAAGTACTCTTCTGCTTATTCTCTCGCCAAATAGCTTTTCTGGAGTGGTTGTATACTTCTTCAAGAAGATGTTCTCGTTTTGGTCATCAAGTTTTCCTTTCTGAATAAGAGATATATCTTTGTTGTATTTGGTAATGATGTCAGAGATACGTTCTCGAATTTCGTCTCCAGTGAGCTCGATTATTTCGGTTCCAGTATTGATTTTATACTTCTTCAGAAACACGTCCATATAGGTATTGCGAAACTTCTCAGCTTCCATCTTATAGAATAGCGCATTATCCGCAAAGGCATTAGATTTCCCAAACTCTCCCCGCAGTGCATACCAATCACTGAGAGTTTCTGCGGCGTGTTGGTCTCGAAGAATAGATTCATATTCCCATATTCTCTTTCCGTTTATTCCAGGCTGTTCAAGATAGGGTTCAATTTCTTGTGAGAATCTTCCAGCAAGCTGTTCTTCTTGACGAGTTCTTTCAAAGAGAATATTACCAATAGTATTCTGCAACGAACCGGCAAGCGATGTCGGAGCGAAACCCCATCCGGTCTTTATAGAACCATCGGAATCCACATACACAGTTTGCACCATATTTGCTTTTATATTTGGCATAGTGAGAAGTCGTTTGTCAATTGCACTGGGAAAGAGGAAGTAGTCTATCTTCCGAATCCAAGGTTGCTGTCCATATTTATCTCCGAATAATCTCTGAATTAGAGTTGGCTTCCGCATATTGTCCAAGATATCGCCAAAGGTTTTCCAGTCCTGAATAGTCATCTGCTTCATCGATTTATGGAAAAAATAACGAGTAAGTCCTTCTATAGGGATGTCAGCATCTTTGGTGAATCCGTAGAACTCCAGATTCGTTCTAATCTTCGAGACGAGGTTCTCCAAGTCGAAATCTTTGTATTCTTCATATTCAGCAGCAGAAGCTGCCAACTTTGTTTGTTCCAGAAACATTCTTTTCTTTTCTTCTACCAACGAAATAACTTCTTGTTCTTTTGCCAATCGCAGTGTCTTATCAAGAGAATTGGAGAGGTCTTCCAACTCCTTCAAGCGGATTTTTACCTCGTTGTATTTCTGCTTTAGTTCCAAGTAATTCTTTGGTACGATTACTAACTTCTCTCCAGGCTTCACTTGAATTGGAACTCGGATTACTTCCTTAACTGGAGCCGGAGTTTCTTCCTTTGTTGGAACTGGAACTGGAGTAGAGATAAGTGTTTCTGGAATTATATTGGAATTCGGAGTGAACATGTGTTTAGCTACATTGTCATACCACGTCTGCTGAATGCCATAGAAGGCTTCTTTCACTTTGAAAGGAACTACAGAAGTTGCCAATCCCATACCAGTATGGTTTGTAGCATTCCGCATCTCATAAATTCGCTCCACATACTTATCAATCGATTCATAATCAACTACTCTCCCATTGGAATCAGTGATTGGCTGACGCATATAGGAATTGGGAAGCTTCGCCTGAAAACTACCCATCATAAAGATATCATATATCTTCTGTAATGTTGCATCTCCCAGTGAGAGACGATACCACTTCTCATCGATGTCAGCAATCTCTCTTGGAACCATAACTTCTCCTGCGTCTCTGGAGATTTTCGATTTGTATGCGTTCACATGGCGAAAAATATCGTTCACATCCTTAAAGAAGCCTTTTCGGAAATAGGCTTTATCTTTCTGAAATACTTCGCTGGCTATTCCCTTGAGAGCGTTGTAAGTAGTCATATCGATTAAGTCTTGCTGGATGAGTTCCAGAATCTTTGTTCGAATTCTGGTATAGACCTCCAGCGGATTCCCCTTATAGGATTCGTGAGGGAGAAACTTCTTCGCCTTTTCCAAAAACTTATTTATCTTCTCTTCCGAAAGGTCTGAAGTCCGCTTCATACTATTAAGGTCAGCATACAAATCAAGAAGTTCGTCGGCTACATGAGCAGATTTATCCAGGAAGTTCTTTCCGAGAAGCACATACACAACATCTTCATTCTTGGCATCTCTCCAGGCATACGGTTCCAAGTCCTGATACTTCTTTCCTTCTTTCTGATTTCTTATAGCTCTTCGTATGTCTTCAAGAAACTTCTTTTGATTCGCTGTGCCGCTTTTCTCAATGTATTGCACCACTTCTTCAAAGTTACTTATGGCGATTGGATGTCGAGTCATCTCAAAAAGAATTTGTTCCCAATTTGGAACACCAGCCTTTTCTTTTTCAGAAATGGCTCGCAATGCTCTATAGACGTATGGTAACTTATCTCCATAGATATTTGTGAGATCGAAGTTCCAATCAACTCCACCAAGTACTCTTACTGCTCCGCCAAAGTAGGTAGAAGCACCGGTATACATACTATTATAGTTTTCTACTTGCATCTTTGTAGTGAAGTAATCATTCCAACCACCAAGAGCAGTATTGAGTTTCCGGAAGGGAGCCAGAGCTTGCAGATAGAGACGCATTGCGGGCTTTATCTTTTCCGTTCCAGTTGCTTCTTCCCGAACATAGTCTTCAAATTCTATCTCTTTTCCATTTTTCGTAATCTTGAAGAGATCGAAAAGCATGTGAATTGATGGGTCTTCGAATCTTGGAACTTCGTCAAAATCGGTAGGGTCTGCAACCTTGGTTATAGCAACTGCCATCTTACGAATTGCCCAATCTACGCTCTTTTCTTTTTCTGCTTTGGGAGTTAGTTCGAAAACTCCGTCTTTACTCTGAACTCGAATTGGCTTCCCGTTATCAAGTGCTGCATAGTAAGCTTGCTTCAGTACAGTAGTCTCATTTACAACAGTTGCGAGTAAGTTTCTGCCATAGGTTGTGGCAATCGATGTCTTGGCAATTGTTCCAGGAGCTCCAAGAAGCGCTGGAGAACTCATTATCTGTTTCAACTTCTCCTTCTCCGGAGTCATCATACCAAAGACTTCTTCGTCTGCTTTCTTTCCAGTTTCTGGATCAACATATTTCTTAACTGCCTGACCACCCCACATATCATTGTTCTTCTTCATTTCTTTCAGCCAGCTGAGCTTCATTCCTTTTCCTTCGCCATTGTCCCGCCTTCCAGCGAACCAGAGATAATAACTATCTCCATCATCATCAGAACCGCCAGTAACTTCCTTGGCAGTAGAATGAATCATTATCTCATTACTGTCAATATCCATGAAGCCCCTGAATCTCAGTATCTGCATTCCAGCCGGATTATCTTGTGGAACTCTTTGAACTGCGATATGATTAAAGAAATCTTGGAGAAACTTCAGAGAGAGGTCTTTAGGAATCTTTTTCTTTCCCTGTACCATATTCCAGAGGTCGCCAAGCTTATAAACTTTGTTGTTCAATTCAATATTGAGATTCCGAAGATTACGTCCAAGCATGAATTCGTCTCTAGCAATCTGTGTGTCTTCAAATGCCCAACCCCGATTCTTCACTTTATATACTGAGTTTCCTATCTTGGGACGCAGTGCTCGGTTGATAATATATTTGTTGAACAAAGAAGAAACATAACGGACTGCATACTTGTCCCCAAGTGAAACATCGTGTTTCATTGCCACAAGCGTACTGATAACATCCTTATAGCTACTCTGCTTCGTATCAAAGTCTTCTGGAGAAAAGCCTTCAATACTATCAAACATATCGTTGAAATCATTGAGATTAGATATCTTCTTTAGTAGTGTTTTAATTACCCTTGCATTTCCAGAGTAGAGAATTCTGGCAACACGGTCAATAGAAAGCTCATCAATGTTTTCTGCAATCCATTTCAGGTCTTCGTCGGTGTATTCGTTTCTCGCTTCAATATCTTTATCAAACTTAAGATTCTTAAATTCGTTTCCCATTGCAGAACGAACGAGTAAGTTATCGATAATGTCTTCTCTTATTTCTTTGGAATGATTCAGGTGCACCAACATCTGTTTTGCCAGCGGATTAACATGGTTTATTCCGGCGGCATCGCTTATCTCAGAGAGCACTATTTTGATATCGTTTACATCTATGCCATAAGTATTTATATCGCCATCAACTACTGCTTTTCCATTCACTATTTGAATCTTTGTTTTGCGTCTTGCACCAATCTGTTTAATAGCATTATCATCAGCTACCATATCTACACCATTGGCTTTCATCCATTCCTGAAGTGGTTTCGGAGCAACCTTCATCAGATATTTTCCGAGCATCATTCCGCCTTCTGGATCGGAGTGGACAATAAAACTCTTATTGGTTCTTCCAGAAATAGGAAGTCCGGCAGAAGCATTCAGAGCATCAAGAAACTGCTGAGAAACATAAACATTACCATCTTCTACTGATTCTTCAATTGTTGGATCAAGAGCACGCTTCGCTTGAAGAGCATAATTCACATCTGCAATTACAACTTTTATATTCCTGAGATCAGCTACTCCAGGATCGGCAATGAAGTCTTCTGGTTGTAATCCTATGCCCTGATTAAAGATTATTTGAAATCTCTTATTGATCTTGGACGAAGAATCAATGAATCCTTCTTTGGCAATGAAACTGAAATCAGTTGCCTGATTGAAATCACGCAGATAGAGAAGTGTATTCTTGTATTGTGTTTCGTAGTAGTTTCTCCAGTATTTCTGCTGAGCATCATTTATCTTTCCTCCGATTATTTCCTTCAAGAAACGCTGATAATCTTCTTCGTGCATTTTCTTTAATTCTTCCAACGGAGTTCCGGTATACTTTGATATTTCTTGCTGAAGCTGTTCAAAGGAAAGGTCATCTACTTCTGGATGTTTGACAACAAAGTTGAATTCGCCTTTATCGTTTCTCCCGCCGATGTAGATATACTTGTTCACAACCTTCTTTCCAGTATTCGGGTCAGTTATATTGGCATCTTCAAATCCACCTTCCATCTTCAGAATCATCTGACGAAGCATCCCACCATCTCGAAGCTTTTGGAATTCTTCATAGAAGTGTGGCATTGCAGCTTCAGTCTTCTCAATGTTTGAATACCAAGTTACTGTTTTAAGTGGCGAAGAAGTTCTTTGCTCCAATCCCTTCACCAGATTAAAGAGAGGTCGTCTCTTCGGAAGTAGTTGCGATACCTTCCGGTTACCAATAACTTCTCCGAACTTAATCGGAACAACTTTGAAGACGCCATTCTTCTCGTGGTTGATATAATAGTTGTCATTCATGTAGTCATAGTACTTTTTCATTATCACATACTTGTTAAGCACCGCATAATCGCTATCCACAATGTTCTCACGAAAGTGCTGTTTGTTTCGATCAATCCACTTCAGAAGTATTTGCTTATCAGGATTCTTTCCAATCTCCAGAATGAAGTCATCAGTGATTTTCTGCACTGTCTTGTCATTTGCTTCTTCCGGAGTAAGAAGACGCTTGAAGGTATTAGCAATCTGCTGATTCCAGTTGGTTTCCGGAATATTTGATTTCACCATGATATCCGAAACAAAAGAACGATAAATCTCTTTCTGAAGATTGTTATCGGAAGTTGCGGATGCTTCTGTGGTCTTTATCCAGATACCAGTTCCCCTATCGTCATACCCTCGTGCTTGCATATATTGTTCAAAGTTTTTCCAATACGGATTGTCACCTCGGTCGTAAGAGTCTGGAGTGATAACTGTTGCTTCGGATTCAGTAATCTTATGAATCACATCAATATCCGGAGAAACCTTTCCTTCTGTGGGAACGAATGCTACTATATCATCTTGAAGAATTACATCTGGGTTTACTTCTTTCTTCCCTGCTCCAGCTATAGAGAACTCATTTTCTCCATCGGTTACAAGGACAGTTGAAATAGAAAGCTGAGTAGTGCGAAAGCCATCGGCTTGATATAATTCTCCAGGAATTATTTGAGTAAGACGAGTTATTCCTTGACGTACTTCTTTCATTCTCTGACGCACGGTTCTATATGTTTCTACTATATTCTTCACAGTTTCTTCTGAAGGAGTAGGAAATCCATATTCTTCCATGTCTTGTTTAATGGCATCAACCAATGACCGAAAAGATGCTCTCTCTTGTTCTACCTTCACTTCTTTGTCAACCGCAGCTTCTATTCTTTGAGAAGCGGTTTCTGGAGTGGGAGGCGCTCCGGCACTGGGAATTGTAAGTAGTTCAATCTTATAGAACATCTGTGTTGGAGTTTCTGTAGTGGCAGTAAGTTTATAGCGTTTTCCTTCAACTTCAACTACACCAGATTCTCCAGCTTTTAGTCCTATTCTTTCTGCTTTGGTAAGATCGACTGCAAGAACAGGATTCTTCTGAGAGATTGCAGATTTAATCTCTTGATTAGCTGTATCTATGGAAACCAGCTTCAGAGAAGGAGAAGTTGGAGTCGGAGTTGGAACAGTAATTGGTTCCAGTGTATAAGTAACAAACTTCTTCGCTTTATCTATTCCAGAATTTGTTATCTTAAATTGTTTACCTTCGATGACAATAGCACTAGATTCTCCTTCGGCGAGACCAATTTTCTTGGCTACTGGAAGAGAGCGAGTAATAGTATTCTTCCTTCCGGCAAGAATCTCTTGTCTATCTTTTGGAAAGATACGTGTTTGAACTTGTCCAGGAACTTTTGGTTCTTCGTATTGGAGAACTTCCGTTCCAACAATTTGTTCTCCAAGATTCTTTTGTTCCTCTCTTGCTTTGGCTATCTCTTCGTCAATTGCTTCTTTTTGTGCTTCAAGAGTTTCAATGTTCATATACATTTTGTCTACTAACTCATCCGGATAATCCTTCCCTTCAGGAATAATTGACGCAATAACAGAACTGAGATAGTTTCTTTTCCGACTGGTACCAATGTATTTATCGAATAAGTCTGCTACATTCTTCTTTACTGCAGGAGAAGCTTCAGCATATCCTTCTACTCCACTAACAGTATCCGGAAGTTTGGCAGTTGGTCTTAAATATGGCTGAATAAGCTTGTAAGCTTGTTTCTCTGCAGCAGGACGATCACGATAGGCAAAAAATCCACCAATAAGGTATTGATATATCTGTTCTGGAGTTGTTTCTCTGCGCATTGTTGAGGGAAGACCATTCCACATTGCTCCAGTAAGAGTGCGAGCAATTGCCTGAGTGCTGAGACCAGCAGAAGCTCCCCCAATAAGAGCTCCCATCGCATTGGCAATCAATCTGTCTCCAGCTTCCATATACATTCCACCAGCCAGACCATGAAGCATGGCATCAATTCCATACTGCCAGTTGGAAGTGGCTCCAGCTATTCCCAGACGAGCGGCACCTTCAACTACATCACCTACAACTGGATTCTTGAGTAATTTAAGAGCACTATTTACCGCTCCCATCTTTCCCAGTGTAGCTTCGGTAGCAACTTTCTTCGTTATACTGGAAAAATATTTCGTAGCGGTGGGAGTAATTTTTTTCATTACTGCATTCGAAACAAGCAGCGGAACTGATTTCCCAGCAACTGCCTTCGCTACTCCCCTGAGACCTGGAATGGGGACGAGAAAGCCGGCGTATCCTGCTGCCTGACCAACTGCTTTGGCAACCCTTTCCCATGGATTTACAGGGGCTTGTTCGCCTATTTTGAGAGTAGAGAATCCCTGTAGCCAACCTTCGCCAAGGTAGCGAAGAGCTCGGAAGACATTAAAGTTTACTTCGTCTTCGGCAACTTCTCGAAAAGGAAGTTGATAGTAGGCGGCATGTTGCTTAAGAAGTTGAACCTGAGACTGGTTAAAGCGCTCAGGTTCCCTCATATAGTAGTTTATATACTGTTCCGTGATTGGCTTATTCATCCTCGGAACAAAATATGGATATTGCATATTTATCCTACTGCATATTCGGAAGTGGTGGCATTCCAACCATCATTGGGTTTTGCATACCCATTCCCATTCCCATTTGTGGAGGTATTGTTGGAGTCATGAAATCTTGAGCAATGCCCATTGCTTGACTACCACGGACAAGAGCTTTAGCAATTTCCAAGAGAGCTTGAGAAGCAGACATCTGTGTGTATAGTTCTCGGATTGCTTCATTCGCAGCAAGCGCACTCTTCACATTTGCTCCAATACTCTTTGCGGCACCCATTGCTTTTGCTCCAGCCTTGGCTCCTTCTGCAGCTTCTGCGGCTGCCTTTGCTCCACCTATCAATTCTTGAAGTGTCTTTCCACTCTTGGCTGCTGCTTTTGCTCCACCTGCCGCAGCTTTTGCTCCACCGGTAAGAGCTTGCGCTCCACCAAGAGCAGCCTTGGCACCTTTAGTAGCATTAAGAATACCAATAGGAAGTAGAAACGATGCAAGAAGTCCAGCTGCCTTTCCAGCATTCTTGGCATTTTTCGTATACTCATTACTATACCAAGAATCTCTAAGTATTCCAAAAAGAAGAGCATCGAGTAAGCCTCCTCCAAAGGCAAGTGCTTGCTTTCCAAATGTATTATTCAGCTTTGCATCGCCCCTGGAAGTATCCAGTCCATACTGCATTGCAATAGCTTTTGCCATTTCTTGACCTTGTTTATTAAGAGAGGCAGGGTCTTCGTTGTATGTATTCACTAGCTTCAAATTGTTCGTCATCTGCTGCTGTTGCATAGCAGCTAGTAAGCGTGAACCTACGTCAATAGGTGCTGAGAATAGTTGCTGGTAATCCATCATTCCCCCTTATGTAAACCTCATATTCTCAGGAATATAATCTGGAAGAATGGTTTCTTGTAATTTTTCTGGATATTTTGCTGCTGGATATTTCTTCGCCAAGAAATTTCCCAAAAGTCCTTTGAATTCATAATCTGGGTTCGTTCTTTGTTTTGCCAGAGTATAACTGGTAACCATATCAAGAAAAGGATTTCCAGTCATCTTGGGTTTATACATATTCTGCAGCATACTCTTCATGAGTAATTGATACAACTGATTGTACTGCTCCTGAGCCTTTTGCTGCTCAGCCATGAAGTCCGTTATGCGATTAGCAATACCGCCAAACTCTTCAAGACCACTTCTTATGGTCTGTTCATTAAGGGGCGGTAGAATATTTTCTTGTATTGGCATCGTTTCTCCTTATTTATAAAGATTTACTTTAATCTTTTCATTAGTTCGTCAACCGATGGCATATAGACAGGTTCATATCTTAAGATTCCTGCATCATAGAAATCTTTTAACTTTTCATAATCAGCCTTGTTACCTTGGACTATCAATGTACCCTTCGCCTCATTAACTGTATATTTATTAGCTAATTTTATTGCTTCATCTGCAGTCTCGAGACTGAATACTGGTGCGTTTGTTTTCGTTTTCGTTTTCTGATTATAATATAAACTTTGAGGAATGTTTAGATTAACTCCCATTGCATCGACTGGTGCTGAATATGTTCCTTGTTTTGTTGTTGCCGACCGTTTTTTGGTTGAAAATGAAGGAAACGCATTTCCTACACCATTCCCACCAACGCTAGCAGAATATAGGTTTACAAGTTCTTGCTGAGCTTGGTCTGTAAGATATTTGTTAAAGATAATATTGCTTCTTTCTATGGCGCCTTGAGTCTCAAGTGACTGCAGTTGATTCTTACCTCGTAATGCTTCCACGGCAAGAGCATTGCTTCCTTGCAGTCTCGCAATCTCTTTGTCTACATCTGCCTGAAGCTTTGCGAGGGCAAGCGCATTCTGTCTATCCTTCTCGCTTTCAGATTGAGTTACCTGAGTTCCATATAAGCTCATCATGTTACCTAATTTTGAACCGAGTAAGCCTCCCAATAGATTTATTCCACCCATTACATTCCCGTAACTGGTATTCAGTTGGTTTCCCAACATGCTAGTAAGTTCTGCCTGTTCTCGTTCCAAATCAGCTCTTATCTGATTATAACGATCGGCAGTCTGACTAAGTGTTTCCCAAAATCCTGGCATCTTTCCTCCTTACTAAAGTCCTAAAAGCTTTAGAAGACCAGCTGGAGACTGTGTTCCGAAAAGCAATGCCGGAGCCGCTCCAACAAGATTTCCGAAAAGTCCACCAAAGAATCCTGACTGATTTTGGCTTCTCTGCATTTGCATTGCAGCATCTGCCTGCATCTTCTGTAGTTGATAATTCAAAGCCGATTGTGAACCTTGCATTGCCGCAGTATTCTGAGCTGCAGCATTGGCAAGATTTCCCTGAAGACTGTATCCCAATAATCCAGTACCAGTCTGATACGCATTGTTGAGATAACTATTGTATGCTTGACGAGTCCCTTCCAGATTACTGGCGAGAGAAGACTGAAGCTGACCTGTAGCAAAAGGATTCTGACCAGCTGCCTGCATACGCATGCTGTTCAAGTATTGCTGAGCGGCAGCGTCTACACCAACTTTCTTCAGGTCATTATACATACCTCTATTACGGGTACTATTTGGATTGAGAAACTCTTCTCCCAGCTTAGTATATCTACTCGTATCAACCGAGTAAGTCTTTGGTGTATATGCCTGTGTCAGCTGTTGCGGAGTCATATTATACCCCTTCAACCTACTCTGCCCGAAAAGTGCATTTCCAAGCCATGACATTATTTCACCTTCCTTATCCAATCAAACGGGATATTCAAGCGAGCCCAACCATCTGGAAACCTTGCTTCAAGATACAACTTCGTCTCACCTTCACTCTTCGTCTGAGTAAAACGAATATTGCTTGTTTCCGGTTTCTCAACATTGATGTCGCCAGTTCCAACGGATTGGAGTTTTTTATCTAGTTCATCGATCTTATTCCAGATTCGATGAAGTTCTTTGTTCATCTCTTCGAACGAATCGAGAGCCCTATAGGAACTTATTCGTTTCAAATTTCCTCCTTCGTTACAAAAGAACGGATTACATAGCGTATTACCGAAATCGGTTCTTGCGATTCAATACTTATATGAAATACAGACTTCTGTACCGGTTTGCCATAGTATTCAGATGCCTTTTTGTTGTCAATATATATCTCCGATTGTACTCGTGTATTTCCATTATAGGTCTGAATATCATATATCTGCTTTTTATTCTTAATCCCGAAATCGGTAACATAATCAAGTTCCATTGTGCGAACTCTTGATGTATAAGTAGAAACATCGCTTCCAAAAAGTTTCTGAGAAATTGCATAGGTGGTAAGATAACGACCATTGTTATAGGATATTGTTCTTACCAAGATTCCTGGAATTGTCGACACAGCTTTTGTCTCTGGAGGAATAATTATCGGAGGAAGAATTGGAATAGACGGCGATTCCAATGTTTCAATATCAGTAGAAACTGTGATTACAGCATAGCCATCTTCAGTTGAATAGACTCCTTTCAGATAGGAAACGTCATACGCATCAGGCGTTTCAATCATATAAGTAGCCCATCTTCCAGTGCTGATTCCATACAAGAATACTATGATTTGCTGATACTTTCCTGGAGCATCTACTGTCTCACCAATCACTGCAATGGCGTTTCGGTTCTGAATATATTCTACATACACACGACCGGTAAGCCATTTGAAAGAAGGAAACGCTGTTCCCTCGGCACTCAATTGAGAATAGTTGTTTTCTTTCATTGCTTCACCAATTGGAACTACTTTGTTTCCATCTACAATGTAGAGATTGCCATTGAAGTAGACAAAGATACCAGTTTCAGTAGCAACCACATGACTACGCTGAAGAGCACCACAAGACTTACTCGTATATTCAATAGCAAGAGTATCAGCATTGATGATAGAATACTCTTCTTTTCCGAAGGCATATATTCTTCCATTGTAAGGAATGAGAACATTCGGAATGAACCCAAGAACACAGTATTCTTCTTGGTAGTTGAATATAGATGGTTGATATGGTAAGCTCCGGATAACGAGATTGTTGGTATTGACATTCACATTTGTATCCAACGGAAAATAAACATTTCCAGCGAAAATCATACCGTTGTAGAGACATTGGCATTTTCTGCGAGCACTGACATTCTTCATTGTCTCAGAATATCCAGCATCGATATTGAAAGATGCATAACGAGTTCCGTCGTCAAATACTCTTGCTGTATATAGACCAGAATTTGGATCAAGAGAGAATCCATGAATATCAAGTTCAATTTCTTTTACAAGACGAAAAAGTTCTTGTTCCGTACCTTCCAGTATCTCTGCAGCATAGAGACGAACCGCTGTTATTCTGCGTGAAACCAAGTGCAACATTGTAATGTTTATGTTCACTGTGACTATGATATTCTGAGTATCGCTTCCAGTAACAGTATGATCCCAAGAAACATCGGTAAGCGGAGAAATACAGAGTCCATCGTAGACAAATGCAAGTCGATATCGAATTATCTTTCCTGGTTCAAAACCACTTCCACTTATATCTTCAAATGTAAGAATCTCTTGCTGAAACTGAAGTTCACCTATTGATTCCAATTCAATTACCGGAGGATTAAACGTTACCACATTGTTTAGTATTATATTGTTCTCATAGGCAAATGCCATTTCGGAATGCGAAATACTAAATACTCTATAATTGTTTGGAGTTGAGAGACTGCCTTCAATTTCTCCAACAGAAAGAGAAATATAGGAATACTCTGCTGAGTAATCTACTTCCGAAGGAGAAAAATAGAATAGACTGTTTCTTGACGGTGTAAGAATAGTTTTACTATCTCCAGCAAGAAGAGAATAATGGGTACGCTGATTGTAATGGTCAGTTGGAAACGATGCCAAATCAGAAGCAAAGATGGCAAATCTGGAGCTTCCATCGGAATTAACTTCTTCGTTATTAAAATACTTTGTAAGATGGAAAATTCTTCTATAGTATTGGTGCGGAGCCGGAGTATCATAGTCGAGCGGAATATCAAACAATTCGTAATCCCATATTCTAGTAGGCTGTACTCCGTTCCAACAATAATAGACGTCTTGTGGAATCGTTCCAGAATCGAAAACAACTTCTTCTTGGTTTTTTGTTAACATACTAAGTGGCATAGACCAAATAGTATTGAGATTATAGTATGCATTGGCTGAAGAACTATAATAGTTAGTGTGTTGCCAATATGCCAATCCACATCCATTATGTTGCTGAATATTGTTTCGTATATTGTAATCTGAAGCTACAGATTCAGTTTCATATCCAAGATGTTTGTTCAGCCAAATCTTCGTGGGGCATGCGATTTCGTAACCAACAATATTATTTGTGTAGTCTACTATTATCAGTGAGCCAACGAGAAGAACATCGTCTGGTTCGTTATCTACAACGTGAGCAAACCCACAATAACCAGGAGAATATATCTTCGTAACCTGCGAAGGTAACGTAATAAAGTTTCCTCCTTCGTTTGGGTTGGTAATCTCTTGAGTGAGGTATATTTGTTCAAGCCTTTGGAATAGATCAAAGAAACCGCATTCTGTATCAATTAAATCATTCGGTTCCTGATTAACTAATGCCTGACTATTATACATTACTTCATGTGGTATTTTGAAAAATCCTTCTGGATTCGGATTATCATGATCACTATCCCAGTAAATACGATAGTATGTTGGAGCTTCTTCTGTTCCTTCGACACGATGTGCAGTATTTACATAATAGTGTCTACTCGGCATCTTCTGATACGGCATGAACGGAAGCTTACTCCGATTCAAAGTATTATCAGCACAAGATACTACTCTCGCTGGTTGATTATAAACGAAAAAGTCTTTGCTGAAGGAGAAGAGCACATCGTCTTCTATCTCCATGTGGCTGAGCGGATTATTCGCTCCCATATTGTAACCGAGAAAAACAAAGTCCTTGGAAACCGCAATCGAATCCAGTTTACTACCAACAGGCTTATTCGTTTCAATTACTTTTACATTGGCAAGAATAGTTGAGCTTTCAACGCTTATTGTTTCAAGTGCTTCGGGGTTGAATCCGGATGTAGAGAAAACCTGTCCAAGATTGAGCTTGGAAATATATAACTCATTCTCTCTATAGTAGGCAAAATAGATATACTTCGGATACCAGATATCTCCAACTTTTTCCATATCATAGCTCCACGCTTCTGGAAGAGTTGGAGCAAGAGGATAAGAACTATAAGTAACATTTTCTTGTATATCGTAGATAAATAAGTTGCTGTATCCGTATTGAGCATATAGGAAGAAGTTGTCATTTATAGGAACTACGAATTG